GGATTTATGATGGACAAGGAAATATTTGCAGTTCCAGGCTTTATAAACTACCCTTCCTTTGAAGGCTGCAATAATCTCATAAAGGAAAATAAGGCAAAACTTATAACTACTGGAGAAGATATAGCAAAAGAATTTCTGTGGGATTTAAAAAATAGGAAAAGCAAGACAGACAAGCTGACTTGTGAAGAAAAAATTGTATTTTTACAGTTAAGTGAAGAACTTGGACTGGAAGAAATAATGAAAAAAATTCAAAATTTCAATATGAGTGATGATACAAATAATGATAAGAACAGAAATACACTATTTGAAAATGAAGGTAAGGTAGAAGGAAATAAGATTGAAATTCCTTTGAATAAACTGCTTTCAATACTGATGAGCCTAAAAGTAAAAGGACTTATAACAGAAACAGGAACTGCAAAATATATGAGAATAGTGTAATTCAAAAAAAATACAAAAAAAGAACGAATTTTATACAAACTGATATACATCTTATCTTCAAGCCCTTGCGTACCTTTGCAGTAAAACAAATATTGTACATTTATGGAAAAAATCCTACAAGCTCTCAAAACCAAGTATGCGCACTTGGGGTTAGAGGAAAACATTTTAAAAGCAATTGCTACTCGTTTAGCGAATGCGGTTAAAGACGATACGGAAATCGAAAATGCCGTTAAAGGTGTTGAGGAAGAAGTCAAGCTATTGCAATCAGTAACAGACAAAGGGCGTACCAGCCTTTCCAAAGCTGAGGAAGCTCGCAAGAAATTAGAGAAAGAACTCGAAGAAGCGAGGGCTAAATCTAATCCAAACCCTCAAAACCCACCTACTCCACCCACAGAACCTAAACCTGATGAAATACCAGAGTGGGCAAAGGGTCTTTTTGAAACTGTAAAAAAACAAAATGAAACTATTGCAGCCTTTCAAGCAGAAAAGCAACAACAAACCGCTAAGGAGCGTTTCCTAAACCAACTCAAAGCGCAGGGGGTATCGGAACCATTCTACAAACATCACTTAGGACGTACTTTCAAAGACGATACCGAAATGGATGCCTTTGTCAGCGAACTAAAAGCCGATGAACAAGCGTTTTTGCAGACCCAAGCCAATACAGGGCTTTCTTCTCATTCAAGCAATGTGTTAGGGGGTGGTACAGATGCTAACGGCGTATCAGCAGATGTACAAGCCTATATCAATGAAAAATTCAAAAAAGAGTAAAACCCATGAACGAAGTTAAAATTTCAGAAAAAGCAGGTCGTCAAGTGGTTGTATTTGACCAGTTGGATGTTACCTATCCGGGAGGGGTATATATAGACCCTACAACAGCTAAGGCACGATTTACCGATGGGGTTATCCCTGCGGGTACGCTTGTAATGCCTGACACCAATGGCGCCTTTAAAATCGTCAATGAGACCCTATCTGCTGCCAATACCGCAGGAGCTGTAGGACTTACCGCTCACGATGTGGTTATTGACGATATTCCTTTGGTTGCTGTCGTAATGGCAGGAACGGCACGCAAAGAGGCGCTACCTGACAAAGAAAAGGCAGGGGTGGCTTTCTTGCGTACAGCCTTGCCTCGTATCTCATTCATTTAATAACCTTAAAAACTAAAAGCAGATGAATATCAATGCAAATAACATTATTACCGAGTTCTCTCAGGCTAATATGAATGCTATTATTCAAGCGTACCCATTGGGAGATTTGCGCTACCGCGAGCATTTCCCTTTGTTGTACAATCCTCTTCTTACTTATTCTAATATTGAAGGAGCTGACGGTGCTAAAATAATGGCAGACATCGTGGCTATTGGCTCAAAAGCACCACGCAAAGGGCGCGAGTTCGTGGAAAACATCAAGGGAGAAATTCCAAAGGTGGAAATCGCCCGCGATTTGAACGAAAAAGACCTCCTAACCATTCAGCAACTCCGTTATGCGGTAAATGCGAACCCTACTAATGCGGGTATCAAAAACCAGCTTATTGATAAGATATATGAAGACTCTCGTTTTTGTATTGACGGTATCAATGCTCGTATGGAGTGGATGGCTAAACAACTTGTATCTACTGGTAAATACAAAACTACCGCTACCAATAATGACGGAGTGGTGAATGTATCGGTAGACTTCAAAGTAAAAACACAAAACGCGCTCAAGAAATGGGCTGATGCTGATGCTAACCCTATAGAGGAAATCGAAAAATACCAAGAGGAAGCCAAAGGCAAAGGGTATAGTTATGCTACTATTACTATGAGCCGTGCAACTCTCAATCAGGTATTGAAAAACAAAAACACACGTGCTTTTGTGTTAGGCATTCCTATCAACGCTACTACCATTTTACCTGATGTACGTTTGGAGCAACTTAATGCCGAACTTGCTGAACGCGGATTGCCTATTATCAAAGTATGGGAGTCTTTTATCAGCTTTGAGGGCAAAAATGGAGAAGTAACAGTGGCTAATGGTTGGGAAGAGGGAAACATATTATTCTCTACTTCAGCATTGTTGGGTACTACTCAATACACCACTACTCCAGAGTTTACAATGGACTTTGCCGATGTGATGAGCAAATCTATTAAGGATAGCTTCATTTTGGTAAATACTTTTGGGCATCAAGACCCTATATCAGTATCTACAAAAGCTACAGCGTTCGCTACTCCCGTATTGAACGATAGTAAGCGTAAACTTATCATCAAAACGAAGTACTAAAATGACAGCGCAAGCGTATATTGATGAAAAACTCAAACTCTGGAATGTAGAATACCCCACTACCCTACTCATTGCCGAAATGCAACGGGTAGGATTGGGGCTTTCTGATGAGTTCAACGAGGATAACGAGAGAAAAACCAAGTTGTTTTTCTATAATCTCATTCCTGAACTCTTATTGCGCCCAGTATCCTTTTCTGAGGGTGGTTTATCTTTCTCTTATGACAAATCAGCTATTACAGCCTTTTACAATTTGCTTTGTAGACAGCTCGGTAGGGTCAATTTGTTAGAGGAAAAAGCCACTGTAAGAGATATTACCAATATGTTTTAAAGATGAAAATATACCCTTATTTACTTAGAAAAAAAGTGTCCCAACAGCCAACTATCAATGAAGATGGCATACCTACCTACCCAACAGATCCTATAACATGGGAGGAAGTAGGTGTATGTCGTGATGAGATAGCAGGAGCTGGGCAAAAGATAAGTAAAACAGATGGGCAAATCTTTGATTGTACCACTACTATCTATGCCCCGAAAGGAACGCCTACCATAACAGCAGGCACCACGGTTCAGGTAGTAGATACCGAGGGTAATATTCGCCTTGAAAAGCAGGTAATTCGTTTTTCCACTGATTATTTCCATTGCCGTATATTTGTATGATAACACCACAATTCACCCCCAAAGATATTGAGCGTATGCTTCAAGAAAAGATAGCCAAATACGAAGAGAAAATCGTTCGTATCTTAAGGAATGTAGGTGAAAAGTGTATCAATGAAGCACGTGAGTATGGTAGCTATCAGGATAGAACTGGTAACCTCCGTTCGTCCATTGGGTATATTGTCTTAAAAGAAGGAAAACCTATTGAAAAAGGAGGTTTTACCCCTACTGAAAGAGGGACAGAAGGAGGAAAAAGCGGACAAAAAGAGGGTGAAGCATTTATAAATAAGGTAACATCTCAATATCCAAAAGGGTTTGTACTTATCGTGATTGCAGGAATGAAGTACGCAAGCTATGTAGAAGCCCGTAATTACAATGTACTTACTTCCGCTGAACTATTGGCCGAGCGTGAAGTTCCGAAACTCTTAAAAGCATTATCGCAATGAAAAAAACAGCCTCGCAAATAGAATCCGACCTATATAAGTACTTTAAGGATAAGATAAACCCGCTTATCAATGGGCAAACCTACCGCAATGGGGTACGACCCTTGAACTCACAAAAAGAGGATTGTGTAATATCGTTCCTTACTGGGTTAGATGGGCAATACCAAACAGGCGTGGTTAATATCAATATCTTTGTCCCCTTGGTAAAGAACAACGATAATCAGTATAGGAAAAACTTTGTACGTTGTGATGCTATTGAGCAGGCTTTAATGCCTATCATTGAGGACTCTAAGACAGCGCTTAAGAACTACAAGTTACAACTTCATCAGATGATACAAACCTTTGAGGATACAGATATTAAGCAGTTTTTCATCAACGCAAAAATAAAATTTAGGTATAACACATTTAATAATTAAAAATTATGGCATATACAGATAGTAATGACACCGCTTGGGGAAAAGTAGTTTTCAAGTATGGTGCGCCTGGAGCAGGAGGAGCTATGGGCACAGTCCTTAAAACATTAGGGGTTGTCAAAGAAGATAGTTATTCTCTGGAAACAGAAGACGGGAAAGAGTACAAGTTTACTGCAATTGGTGGAGAGGTAATTGACCAATTAAAAGGAGAACCCACATTAAAAGCTAAACTTACAGTTAAGAACCTTAATAAGGCTCTAATTTCTGAAATTTGGGATATTGAGGAGTCAGGTGATACTCTTATCGTCAAGTCTCTTATATCTACTAAGAAATTTTCTGTTTCTATTACTCCTGTAACATCAGGCAGTGAAAAAATAGACATTTTCTACTGCTCTATTAGTGGAAAACCTACCTATACAGGTGAGGATGGTTATTGTGTAGAACTCGAAATCACTATGATTAAGAGTGCTAAAGGGCTATTTTCAATTGGAAGAGTAGCGTAATTATGGAGGAAAAAGTAGCACAAACACTACTTGAAGAACAAACCACAATAATCATTGGGGGCGAAGCGTATCAAGTCGCTCCGCCCTCTATTATTACACTGGTAAGGGCTTCAAAGTACATCAGCAAGATACCCGCCGATACCATTGACGAGGAGCATATATTCGGCTCTATTGTTCATAAGGCGGAAGATTACGAGAATATAGCATGGGCTGTAGCTGTTATCCTCTTAGGTAACCGCTTCACAGAGACTGTACGCCACCCTTTTTGGCAGTTTTGGAAACGAAAGAAGAATATTACCCAAGGGGAAGTATTAGCTAATAAATTGACTAAAGCTCCTGTATCTGAAATATCCGAAGCCTTTTTCAAGGTAATAGGACAAATGGATATACGCTCTTTTTTCGTCATTTCCACTTCCCTCAAAGGAATGATGATCACAAAACCAACGAAGGAAGTGGGGAACGAAACGATAGTATCTGGGGGCTCGTAGGCTCGTTTGCCAAACAGTACAGATTGACCTTTGAGTATGTTCTGAATATGAGTTACGCCAATGTAATGCTATATAGTTCTGTGATACCCTCGTATGATTACGATAAGAAAGACAAAAAGGAATCACCAAAAAATGAAACAAGAACTGACTTTGCGGGCTTTCTCTCGAAATTAAAAGCAATCCAGTAATAAACAAACCACTATGCAAGAAAACGAAGGAAAACTACTCTTTGAAGTAAGAGCAGACCAAAGCGATATAAAGAAAGATATAGAGGCTATAAAAAAACAATTTGAGAGCCTAACAGAGAAGACAAAAGAAGAGGGCAAAAAACAAGCCGAAGTATGGCAGAACCTTGTCAAGGGGGCTACTGCCTATTTTACTTTGCAGGGAGCGTCAGCCTTCATTAAGCAGGTGGTAGCTGTCCGCTCGCAATTTCAACAACTTGAAATATCCTTTGGCACTATGCTAAAGAGCAAGGAGAAAGCCAATGCCCTAATGGCACAAATGACAGACCTTGCTGCTAAAACCCCTTTCGGATTAGAAGAAGTATCTGAAGGGGCTAAGCGTTTGCTTGCCTTTCAAGTCCCTGCCGAGGAAGTAACCGAGACCCTACGCCGTATGGGTGATGTCGCTGCGGGATTAGGTGTTCCTATGGGGCAACTTATTCATGTGTACGGACAAGTCAAAGCACAAGGAAAGCTAATGACCAATGACCTATACCAGTTCATGAATGCAGGTATTCCTATCATTGCTGAATTGAGTAAGGTTGTGGGTAAGAGCGAAACCGAGATTAAAGACATGGTTTCTGCGGGGAAAATAGGCTTTCCTGAGGTACAAGCTGTTATAAAGAATATGACCAATGAAGGCGGGCTATTCTTTAACCTAATGGCAGAGCAGAGTAAGTCATTAGGAGGGCAAATATCCAACCTTGGAGATAGCTTCGACCAAATGCTTAATGATATAGGAAAAGCAAGCGAGGGCTATATATCAGGGGCTATTCAAGGGGTTACTTTCTTGGTTGAGAATTACAAGACATTAGGAAAGGTGATAGCGGGGCTTATTGTTACCTATGGAGCGTATAGAACTGCTGTATTGGTGAATATTGCACTTACCAAAGGTTGGGCAGTAGCAGCCAAGGAAGATGCTATAGCTAAAGGCATACAGACTGTTGCTACCAATGCTGCTACCATAGCTACTAAAGCCCTCAATGCCGCTATGAAAGCCAATCCTTATGTATTGGTAGCTACTGCGGTAGTTGGATTAGGTGCTGCTATGTGGGCTTTGAAAGACAAAACTACTGCGGCAGATAAGGCACAACAGGATTATAACAACCAAAAACAACAATCCATAGACTGGGAGCAGCAGCATAAGCAAAAGATTGATGAGCTTATAGATAGTGCTACCAATCAGGCGTTAGCCGATACAGACAGACAAAAGGCACTTATTCTTCTACAAAAAGAGTATCCGAATATCTTTGCTAAATATGATATTGAGAAACTAAAACTTGCCGATATACTCAAGTTAAAGCAGGAGATAGCGAAACACGATTCAGAAGAGAAGAAATTCCAACGTACAAATGACTTTTTGAAATATCAGGATTTTGAAAAGATTTTGAACAACGCAAAAGCAGGTAAAAGTGGGTATAATGTAAATGAACTGAAGAAAAATAGTGCTTTTGATAAGGAAATGACTCGTGTGTTTGGCAACTCTTGGGTTCATAAAATGGGCGAAGTTAGTGAGTATATCAAAGAAAGACAAAAAATCGCCAAGAATGATGTAAAAGGAGATGTTTTAGCTTCTTGGAGCTCTAATATAAAGAACTTATCAGAGAGCGAGATTAAGAAGGAGTTAGAACACCGACAAAAACTCATTGCTGACTTGCAAAAGCAAAAGAAAGCAGGTAATAAATGGGCATCTCATGGGGTGAACTTTGGAGGTGATTGGTTTGCTTTCAATGAAGAGGAACTACAAGCACAATCAAAGGCATTACAGGCACAATTGGATAAACTCCACGAGCAGACATATAGTTATACTGACCTATCTAAGAAGTACGCTGCTGCGGTAAAACAAGCTGAAAAGGAACTATCTGATATTACCAAAAATAAAGCAGGGTATAAGACTGAGGACGACTATAAACAAGCTGTTGCCACTGCAAAAGAGAACCTTAAACAAGCCCAAAAGGTATATGATGATTTTTCTGTAAACAAACCAAAATCATCTTCGAAAACCTCAAAGGCTAAATCCGAGCTTCCTACTTTTGACTATGAAAAGGATAAAAGAGATAAGGAACGTTTGGAAAAGGATAGAATGTTTGAGGAGGATGAAGCTAAAATCAAAGCCATGAAGGACGGCACAGAAAAACGTAACGCCCTGCTTGTCTTTGAGTATGAGAAACGAGCCGAGACAATCAAGCGAAAAGGAGAAGATGAGTTACAGGCTTTTATTGAAACAGAGAAGCAGAAAGCCGAAGCAGCGGGGAAGTGGAAGAAAGGGCAAGATTTTAACACTGATACCCCAGCCATTCAAGAAGAAAAGGCAAGAATAGCCAAAAATCAGGAAATCCTCAATCAGGATAATTTAGACGAATATACCCGCCAGCAAGAGGCTATGTATAAGGAACTATTGGAGAAGTACCAAACCTATACAGACCAACGCAAAGCCATTGAGGAGAAGTACAACGCTGATATTGCCGCTATGCAAGCTAAATTAGGGGCAGATGCTCCACAAGTGAAGAAAGCGCAAGACGAAAAAGCTCGTGAGCTTAAAAAGTTGGATATACTCTACAAGAAAGAGGGTACAGCCATTGCTAAACTCTTTGAGAATATGCGCAAAAAGACTGTCAAGGAGATACGAGAGACTATAGTCGATGCTGAAAAGGAGATTGACCAGCTGGCAAGTATACTTGACATGAGCGATAAAGACAATGTGGACTATGTCCAAAACCTCCGCCAGCAGTTGGAACAAGCAAGAGACACAGCTGATCGCAGTGATACAGTATTTGGAAGGCTTGGTAAAAACATTCAGGCGTTATTCAAGTTTAAACCCAATACGATAGAATGGAAAGAAGCGCTTCAAGGTGTTCTTTCTGATGCTCAGTCAATCACTGGAGAATTTGGACAGTTAGGACAAGAGTTTGAAAAACTGGGTCAGAGTACGGGGAACTCCTCTCTTGAAAAATTCGGTAGGACATTACAGAATACGGCTAATATGCTAAGCCGTACCATGTCTTTTGCACAAGTAGGAAGTTCTGCAGGTGGTTGGGGTGCTCTTATTGGTGCTGTGGTAGGGTTTGCTGTGTCAGGATTTGAAACAGCGGCTAAGGCTCGTTTGGCTCACGAAAAGAAGCTCCAAGAAATAGCTAATTCTAAAATAGCCCAACAGACAGAATATAACCGTTTACTATTCGAGGAAAAACTTTTACACAAGGAAACTACCTCTGTTTTTGGTAGTATGGAAATTCATAATGCTGTCAATGACTTGGATTCTTATATCGCGAAAATGAAATATCTGCGAAGCCTCCTTTATTCAGAAAAGAACAGCAAACAGAAACTAAGTTACAATAACAATCCTGATAATGGGTTTTATAATGGTAATGTTGATGCTCTTAACAGAATGCGAGAATTGGAAGAGGAAAAGCGAAAGAAAGGGGCTTTAGAGGATATATCGGTAGCTAATGGAAGTTATACAACAGGCGCATGGTTTTGGAAAAAGACAGGTACTATATGGACAAACATACTTGAATTATATCCTGACCTTATTGGTAAAAGCGGAGAACTAAATACAAAATTAGCAGAAAGTATTGTTAATCAAAGAGAGCTCTATGGAGATGGAAAACAAAGGCTTCAACAACTCATAGAACTAAGTAAACAAGCACAAGAAGCCCAAAAGCAGTTTGATGAGTATCTGAAAAAGACCTTTGGAGAGTTAGGAACATCTATTATTGATAGCGTGGTTAATTCCTTAAAGAATGGAGAAGACGCCTTTAAATCTTTCTCTAAAACAGTAGGAAATGTAATGAGTAACCTTGGGAAACAGCTCATGTATGAAAAGTTTGTCGCAGAGCCTTTTAAGAAAGTACAAGAAAAGCTAACTGATGCGGCAAAGAAAAACCAAGGAAGTGATGGTTTTGCCAATAAATCAGCAGAGATAATCAGCGAATTTGGAAATGCTATGAGGGGAAAAATGGGAGAAATGCAAGAGTTTATGAGAAAATGGAATGAGATGAGTAAAAATAATGGATTTGATTTTCTCGATGAGCAGCGCAAAGCTACAGAAAAAGGATTTGCTCGTATGAGCCAAGATAGCGCTGATGAACTTAACGGACAATTCAGATTGCAAACCCAACTAAGCGCTGAGATAAAGAATGCGATGTTACAAAGCGTCAAAGAGTTTACTGAAATGCATAAGTTTATGCAAAACAACGCAGCCCAACAGTTGCGACACCTTGCAGGAATAGAAGCTAATACTTATAAACTTCATAAGATAGAAACAGATATAGCTAATATGAAAGCAGGTATTAGCGAGATTACCACTAAAGGAATCAAGATAAGGTCATAAAAAAGCCCCTTAATTGGGGCTTTTTTATTCATTCCATCTATGTTTCAATACGATATTCTTTGTTTTTGGAATAAAATATATACTTTCAAAATCATAAAGAGTTAGCCTATCTTTCTTTTCGTTAATAGTACCCTTTACTTTAAAGGAACCACCTTTACTTATCATTAATAGGTTTGGGTAATCATAGGAGTAATTTCCTTTTTCTACATATGTTTTTGACCATAATTTATCTATAACTGTAAGGATATACTCATCATACGAAAAAGCTAAATTTACATATTTTTCATCAACTTTACCTTCATTTTCAATATATGTCCATGATACTTCTATATCTTTAGGCACAATCTTATCCTCACTCTTAGAACACCCCAAAGCAATTAGTCCTATGAGTAGCAATAATACTTTTCTCATATGTTATGTAATTAAGTTAGTAAATCTCAATAGTATGTAATAGGCGTTCCTTATGGATGTAAATATCTTCCAAGCTGTCAAGGAGTACCTTATTTAACTGGGCGCAAAATTAAGAAATTGTAAAGAAATACGGAAGAAATTTAACACACAAAATACATCACACGTTTTTAAAGAGGAATGTTGATAACTTAGCGAGAAAATTATATACAATTTCAAATAAAAATTATATATTTGCACCGTAAAAAAATATCTCTGTGGGCGCAGAGATATTGATAAGGAGGGTTGCTTTTAAAATTTTATTTTATATGATAGAAATTGAAAACAACTCTTTAGAAAGTGCAAATGTACGAACTTCCGTACAATTTTGCAAACGAAAAATAGCAAAAAAGGAAGCTTTTTTGGCTGATTGCTCTGAATTGGTTATAAGCCAATTCTTTACTGCTTTTCACAAGGCTAAGGATTTATTCAAGAAAGCAATGAGTAAGTATCCTCCCGATTCGAGAAGCAGAGGTTTTGAAGCAAGTACTTTTCAGACTTGCATTATTGGAGAACTCCAAAAAGCCTTTCCAAGTGATTGGAAATTTTGGAAATATAAGCGGTTTGCTTTAAGTATGAAAGGGTATTCTTTTCTTATCAAGAAATTGGACAAGAAAGAAATGCCAATGAATATCCGAACTCAGGCAAACAAATCTATCTTAAACCAAGTGCAAACACTTATCTTCGACCCCACTGCGTACGAAAATCCTATTATTTTCTTTGGGTGGCAAAAGAGTAAGTTTGGCGAGCTAATGGCTCCTCACTTTGTTTACATAGACGAGGAAAAAATACAGTGGCGTTTCTACGAAGAAGAACTCACCTCTGTTGCTATTCCTACTATTTCAGTACCTAATTCTAATGATAGATTGCTACCAAAGGTAAAAGAGCAATCTAAGAAGAAAAGGGTAAATTAGTGTCTAACCAGCAACCTTCCTTATCATTTTACACCTCATCAAAAACCTAACGAAAATGAAAGTTAATCACTCACAGCTTACCCTTGCCAGAGAGTATAGGGGGCTCACACAAACGGAATTGTCAAAAGCAGTGCAAGGGCTTTCACAATCTAACTTATCCAAGTTTGAAAAAGGACTTGGAGGACTTTCTGATGAACTTTTAGGGAAAATATTTGATACCCTCAATTTTCCTAAAGAGTTCTTTGCAAAAAAGATAAATATTGACTTAGAGATAGCGAATTATCGCAAAAAATCATCTATATCAAAGACACTCCTACAGGACTTTGAGACTTCGTGCAAGTTTATAGGCTATCTTATAGATGAAATGGCTGATTCTGTCGATTATCCTGATTTTTCCTTAGTTACATTAGACTTAGAGGAAGGATATACCCCTGAAAAGGCAGCTATATTTACGAGGAAAAACTTTAGAATAGCACCCGATGAACCTATACACGATATTTTTAAGGTGATAGAGAACAAGGGGGTTATTATATATGAACTCAATACCGATGAAAAATTTGATGGAATCTCATTTTTTACTTCTAAAGGGTTTGCGGTTATAGTTATAAATAAACGTTTTACCAATGATAGGAAACGATTTACATTAGCTCACGAGTTAGGTCACTTGGTTATGCATTGTTCCCCTGATTTTCCTATACCCAGTGGTAGAAACAAGGAGCAAGAAGCTAATGATTTTGCTTCCGAATTTCTAATGCCAAAAAATGCTATAATAAAGTCTTTGGGAAATCTCAAGGTATCCGCTCTTAGTGCTTTGAAAAACTATTGGCTGACCTCAAAGGCTGCTATTGTCAAACGAGCACAATCATTAGGGGCAATAGATAAGGATAGATACCAATTTCTCAATATTGAGTTGAGCAGGAGTGGAGAGAAGAAAAAAGAAAAAGATACTGTTTCCATTGATTACCCTCAAGTATTTAACACCTCTGTAGGTTTGCACCTAAAGGAGCTTGGTTATACTGAGAATGAGCTTGCGGGAGCATTCTCTCTTCCCCTTGATATTATACAAAAGTATCTTTTGCAGCAACCTTTTGCGGTTATAAAACCTAAACTTAAAGTAGTTACAGAATAAAGAAAGCCCCTTAATTGGGGCTTTTTCTATATCTCTATTTTCAACTGTTTAAGCATCTCCCTATCTTTCTTGGCTTTATTGACCTGATAGATAGCGGTAGTGTTCTTATTAGTATGGGAAGCCAATAACATAGCGGTATCACTATCCAAATTATCAAGCATATAGTGCTTGAGGGCATAAAAGTCAGCTTCAATGCCGAGTTTATCCTTTACATTTCGTTTCCAAAAGCGGGTAACGATCTCAGTATGCCCCATTTTCTTACTTGGCACGAAGTTCAAGGCAAAGAGATAATCATCAGGACTTTGACACTCCTCACATACTTCTTTCCAATACTCCAATGCGGGAGTTAATATAACTTTAGTACATCGTTTGTACTGTCCGCCTTTTTCAAGGAGTATGACGAACTCCTGCTTATCCAAATCTACATCTTTGCGTTGTAACCTAAAAAGCTCTGTGTTACGCGCCCCTGAGTAGAGGAATATCATCATATAGCGATAGAACTCGGGATGTGTTTCCTCTAAGAGCTCCTTTATCTTATCTAATTCGTTTTTCTCAAGCACGAGACGTGGTTCCTTAAAAGTCTTTTTAGGATAAATATCCCTGGTGATGTTAGACTCGCAGCATTCGTATTCTATCAATACTCGATATAGACTTGAGAAGTAAATAACAAACTTGTTATAATACTTATCGGGGAGTTGTAGGTAATCAAGCATGATCTTAAGGTCTACGCGGCGCAAATCTTTTACCTTGATATACTGCATACCAAGGGCTTCACTGGCTTCTTCAAGTCTCTCAATAGCACGCTTTATATTATAGAGGTGTGATTTGGTACCTGATTTTATCTCCAAGGCACGTTTGAATGCTTCAATAAAAAGCAGGTCAGGATACAGCCCCTCATCTCTGAGGTTCATGTATTTCTTAGTAATGGGATTATACCCATTATTGAATTGTTGAGGGATATTTTTAAGAAGAAAAGATATTAAAGCCCTTCGTTCCTCTATTGTTTGAGGCTTATTAGCCTTTTTACGATAGGGAAACCCTTTAGGATATTTCTTTTCATAGCGAGGGTCAAAGAATATGCATTGTACATACCAATCTTTGTCCAAATCTTTTTTAGTAGCTTTTTGCCAGTTGGCAGGAGATACCCAAAGTTCGGTATAGCTACACCCTTGAATAGTATTTGTTATCATTTTGTTTGTAATTTTTACCTTGTCGTTTACCTTGCCGATTTAGTAGAATTACAAACGAAATTATTAGCCTTAAAAACAAAGGTAACGCATTGAGTGGAAGAGCGTTACCTTTTAGTGACCTCGACAGGATTCAAACCTGTAACCTTCTGAGCCGTAATCAGATGCGCTATTCAGTTGCGC